TCCTTCAGGGCATTGCGTAGCCGGATGCGAGCGCGTTCTGGCGACCGAGGTCGTTGGGCATCACGCCGTTGGCGAGCATCGCCCGCGTGATGCTGCCTTCGGTCATCGTTGTGTCGTTGGCGGCCACGAAGACGATGCCGCAGACGACATCGTTCGCGGTGCGAGCCGGCGGCTTCGGCGCCGCGGCAGCCGTCCCCGCGCGCACAGCCTTCACCCCCGCGCTCGTGATCACCAGCAGGTCAAGCCGCGGATTCGTCGCGTCCGCGGTGCCGACGGTCCAGTTCCCGGCCGGCACGTCCAGTTCGAAGCCATTGCTTACCACCACGCCGGCCGAGCACGCGACCGTCATGTCCGGAGAGCCCTGCTGCGTCGGCGCGCACCCGCTTAGCCGGTAGTCGATCCCATCCCACGCGGCGGCCATGATCTCGAAATCCAGCGCGAAGTGAATCGACTGGATGTCGTTATCGCTGGTCCCCTTGTCCGGGACGTAGGGGATGGCGGCCATGCCCGGTCACTCCTCGTAGATGATCGCGCCCGCGGCCAGCTGCGGCGTCACCCCGGCGCTCACCGCGATCGGGGTCACTCGGTACGCGATGCCGTCGCCGGCCACCGTGATCGTGACCGCCGCGCCGCCTTGGGTCGTGGAGACCGTGATGTCCGCGCCCGAGGCCGTCTTGACCCAGTAGACCGTGCCCTCAGCGATACCCGTGGGCAGCGAGGAGCCGAGGACCGAGTAGAACACGATGCGATCGTCCACGGCCAGCGTGGTGCCCGGCAGGGTGATCGTGTTCGTCGTGGCGCCGGTGAACGGGCCCAGCCGCGAGCCGAACACACCGCGGTGCAGCACCTTCGTCGCGCCGCTCGACGCCACCCCCGTCGACCAGTGCGTGAGCGTGGCCGAGCCGGCCGTGCACGCGCCGAACGAGGCGTTGGCGACCAGCGTCACCACGCCCGTCGAGCAGGTGAAGCCGCCCGTCGTGCGCGCCGGCGTGGCGCGGGCGTAGCCGGTGTAGGCCGCCTCGGACGTGTTCTGCACGCCGGTCGGCCCGATGTCCGCGGTGTGCGCGGCGATGAAGATCTGCGTCAGCGGCGAGGTGGCCGCGTTGTCCGCAATGTTGGCGATCGCTGTCGCGTTGTAGATCAGCGCGACGTAGTCGTTGGCCGAGGTATTGGTTTTGGCGCCCATGGGGTCAGCTCCCGAGAAGTTTGTTGATGGCCTGCTTCGCGTCGGACAGCCGGACCTCCAGCGCCTCCACTTCAGCCAAGAGGTTGTCGCGTTGCGCCAACAGCTTGTCGACCTCGCCGGCGTAGGCCTTGACCTGGTCCTCGGCGGCCTTCAGCTTGGCCGGCAGCGCAGCCTCCTGGGCCGCGACAACAGCGAGCCGGTCGGTCAGCGCCGCGTGGTCCTGGGTGAGCCGGCGCTGTGCGGCCGCGGCCTCGTCACGCGCCACGGCGGCCGCGGAGACGGCGGCTGAGGCTTCGGACTGGGCGCGATAGGCATCGGCTTGCAACTGCGCGGCGACGTTCTGCGCTTCGAGCGCGACCGCCGTGGCGCTGCGCATTTTGTCCTCGGCAGCCGCAGCGGCGGCCAGTGCGGCCTCGGCTTCAGCTTGCGCGTCGGCGATGGTCTGCAGCGCAGCCTTGGTCTTCTTCGGGTCGCCCGCGGCAACCAGGAGATCGAGGAAGCCGACCGCTTGCGCGACGACCGACGGGTTCATGAGGGATCCAATCATGGCGGGTCCTGATCAGGTGGTTGTGATGACGGCGACCTTGTGGCCCGGATAGACGCCGAAGTATTCGGATGCCCCTGCGGCCAGCCGCATCGATGTGGTGGCCGCGGTCGGGTTGGGCCCGAACGCCACCCGGCACACCGCGTCCGCGTGCAGCCGCACGAACCGGGTCGTGTCCCCGAGGGCCGCAGATTGCGCGGAGCCCCCGCCGATCGCGACCTGTTGGTTGGTCCGCTGCGGCTCGAGCCCCACGAGAATGACACGACCCTGGTTGTCAATCGACAAGCGGTCGTATTCGGTGATGTCGAGAATGGCCATGTGTCAGCTTCCTTGGAGAATTCGATTTGCTTTCGCGTCGATCTTGGCCTTCTCGGCCGGGGTGATGCGCCCGCGCTTGGCCATCTGGGTGGCACGTGCCTTGGCGTTCGCAGCGTGCGACCGGTCGGGCATCGGGTACTTGCGCTGCGCCGGCAGGCCGAACTCGGCGGCCGGCATCGACTTGCGCATCTGGTCCTTGATGATTCCCACGTCAGATCCCCTGGTGATCCGGGCTGACCGTTTGCTTGAAGATCATCTCGCTTGCGGCGAGTTCCTTCTTCGTGCGATCGTTGATCGCTGCCGTGGCCAGCGCAGCCTTGACTTGCTCGATCGTGATGTTCTCGCGCACGCTGGCGTCGAGGACGGCGATCTTGTACTTGAGCTCCAGTTCCTGCACCCGCAGCTTGCGATCTTCGGCTTCTTGCGTGGCACGCGCCTCGGTCTCGGCCGCGCGGCCCTTGGAGATCGCGTCCGCCTCCTGCACCCGGGCCTGGGCGTTGATCTGGGCTGCCTGGATCCGCGGGTCGCCGCGCTGCGACAGGGCCTGCAGGTTCTTCTCGATCACATCGTCCGTGTTCATGATCTCTTTGGGGTCGATGTGCTGGGCCTGCAGCGCCTTGGTGAACAGCTTCTTCAGGTCCACGAACGGCGAGTACGTCGGGTTGCCGCCGGCGGCGAGCAGCTGGAGGTAGGCCTGGTTCTGGATGTCGCGCACGAGCAGCGCGCTCGAGCCGCGGGCGTCAACCTGGAAGTCGCCCTTGACCTCCTCCTCGTCGCTGTACTGCATGTTGTAGTAGTAGTACCGGCGCACGTGGCGCTTGGTGATGCAATCGTCGTACTGCTTGACCTGGCGGCGCAGCACCACGTTGGCGCTGTTCATCAGCATCTGCATGCCGCCGACCGTGTCCGGGGCCGAGCCCTTCTCGCCGGTCACCAGCGCCGGCACGCCGCTACTCTGGTCGCCCAGCGTCATCGCGAGCTCGATCACACGAGCGAGCTCCTCCTGGTGCGAGTTGAACTCGACGGCGTGGAAGGCCTTGCTCGGGTCGATGCTGTCGTCGAGCAGATCCCAGAACTTGAATGACTGCAGCTTCCAGACGTTGTCCATCGGCCGAATCGCCTTGCGGTTGACGATGATCTGCGGACCGGCGGTGAGCGCCGAGTTGTCCATGATCTGCCGCCAGGCTGCATTCATCACCGACTGCTCGGCGCGCATCAGGTAGGGCACGCCGTAGCCGCGCACCGACCCTTGGATCTTCTCCCACGGGAAGAAGTCGTAGGGGATGTCGCCATCGTCCAGCGGGTTCAAGTACGCGCGGACGACCGTGTTGTTGATCATCTCGACGCAGCCCGAGTAGCTCGCGAGCTCGTCATCGGACACCTTCACACCGGCGGCGAGGAGATCCTCCCGCTCGAGATCGCCCCAGAAGATCCAGTGCTCGAACAGCTTGTTGTCGGGGGTGAGGTGCTTGTTCTCGTCGTCGGTCTTCATCGTCTCCGACAACGCGGTGCAGGGCTGCGGCCCCTCCCGCAGCACCTTGCGCAGCTGGTCGAGCATGTAGCCCGGCTGCTTGGCCAGGTCGCGCACTCGCTTGACCGTGAGCCGCTCGAGTTCGAAGACGCCCTGGCCGTTCTGGACATCGTCGCCGCAGGCCGGGTCTTCCCACACGAACCGCGGGTCCACCCGGTACGACGCCGGGGAGTTCTCCTGGACGATCTCGAGCACGTGCACCTTTGTGCCGTTCGGATCGACCCGCTCGCGCCAGGCCTTGCGGGTGCGCTTGTAGACGATCGGGCCCTTGATCACGCCCACGCCCATGACCACGGAGTCGTGGATCATCCGGCGCTGCTCGGAGTTGTAGTCGCACTCGGTCAGTTGGTCCTTGACCAACGTGGCCATCGCCTGCGCTGCGCGCGTCGCGATCCACTGAGCAGCCTGGGCGACTTCCTTCTTCTGGAGCGGACGCCCGCCCGGCACGCCCTCCTCGACGATGTTGCCGTCCTTGTCGACCAGGACCGGCTTGCCGGTGGCGGGGTCGATCAGCTCGCCGCCCTCCTCGAGCGCCCGCGCGCACTCAGGGTCCGGCGTCGGCTGGAAGCCCCAGTTCTCGTCGTCGGTGGGGAGCATGATGTCCCCGAACCGGGCCTCGGCCGCGTTAGACCGCTGACGGGTGATGCCGATGTAGACCGTGGAGCGGTGCGGCCGCGCCTCGCGCGTCGTCACCGGGAAGCCCTGCTGGACCGAGTCCATCATCGACGCCGCCTGGCGGGAGGCGTCGTCGCGCATGTGGTACTGGTCGGAGTCCTGCTGGACGCGCTTGTCCCACCCGGAGCTGGCGCGCGACCGGATCCACTGGTCCCGGGTCTTGGCCAGGGTCGAGCCGAACGCCTGGAGGCGCTCTTCGCGTGCGACCGCCTGATCGACTGCGGAGCCGTCGTCAGTCTGGAGTTGAGGTTGTGCGTTCATCGGATTCGTTGTAAGTGCCGGCCACCCGTTAGCCCGGGCCGGCGTCCGGGCCACCATACGTCGACGGGATCGACGTCCCCCACCAAGGGAACCTAGTAACCTGAGATCGTGTCAAATACCTCTCGGCTCGGCATCTCGTTCGCCGAGAGCAACGACGGGCGGTGCACCTGCATTTCGTACTGGTTGCGCGCCTTGCGCAGCATCATCAGCCCGTAGCGCGTGGCGCTCAGGATGTCGTCGCCCTCGGGGACGATGATCCCGTCCTTGCGGTGGTAGAGGCGAAACTCCTCGAACCACTCGACAAGCGGGGCGAACACGCGCAGCGTTCGAGCCTGGAACCGCGTGAGCATCATGCCGACACCGGCTTCAAGGCTGTTGCCGCCGGGCCGGCCCTCCGGGGTTTCCGGAAACTGGGCGCGCTCAGGCAGCATATTGACACCAAACGCTCGATATTGCGAAACGAGCACAGTCCCGGCGCCCTTGTCGTGCTGCAGCCCGTCGTGCGGCCAGGCCCAGGGGATGTCCTTGTAGCCCTTGCCGATGATCACCATCGACTGCTCGGCCGCGCTCTTGTTGCGCAGGCGCCAGGCGTCGTAGACGTAGGCGGTGTCGGTGTCCCGGTCGTGCGCCAGCGCGACGAAGCCGGCGGGGTGATCCCAGCCAAAGTCGATCGCGTTGATCCGGCCCCAGTGCGGCGGGATCGGAAAGGGGTCGCACGAGATGGTCGACTCGGACACCGGGAAGACCAGACCCGAGCCCATGATCGGGATGCCGCGGATGCGCGCGTCGCGCTCGTGCTCCGGGTAGCGGGCGATCGTCGCCGCGCGCTGCTCCGGGGTGTAGTGCTCGGCGTCGTCGATCGTCATCGAGATGACGGTGGTGCCGGCCGGCTTGTCGAGCAGGAACCGCTTGACGACCTTGGACATGCCCAGGAGCGGCGTGAACGTCACGAAGACGATGCCGCCCGAGGCATTCGTGCGGGTCAGGCCCTCGGTGTAGATGTCGAGCGGTGGCTCCTCGTCGAACCACACGCCGTCGACCGTGTCCGCCTGCCACTTGGTGCGGCCTTGGTCGTAGCTGTTGAACTGGATGACGCTGTTGCCGCCGTACTCGTTGCGCACGACGACTGATGCGACGGCATCGGGCACGCCCTGCTTGAGCGAGGTGTCGACGAGGTGCGACTTCGGGATCGCTCCGGTGCCCCACTCCTCGCGCATCTGCGGCGGCCCGAGGAGCAGGCGCTGCACCCCCTTGCGGGTCAGCTCGGCCGACTCGGAGCCGACCAGCCAGGTCGTCGCCCGGTTGAAGCGGTGCCCGGTCCAGCCCGGCGGGTACAGCCCGGTGGCGTGGTACGCGACCTCGGCCGCGCCGGCGTAGGTCTTGCCCAGCTGGTTGCCGGCCATGAACAGCCGCTCCCGATACGTACGCCCAGACTCGTGAAATTTGCGCTGTTTCGCATACGGCTTGTACCCGGCCAGCCAGTTCTGGCGCAGGCGCCGGTCGCGCAGCTCGAGCAGCTCGAGAAGCTCGAGCTTCTCGTCCGTGTCCAGAGCTTGCAGGGCTGCGACGTCAACCACCGGCCGCACCCCCGCAGGTGATTTCGAACGGCGGGCGCCACCACGGTACTGGCAGCAGCCCGGGTGGCAGGGGTGTGTACGGGCGCTGCTCTTCGAGCAGACGAGCCAGCCGGGCAACCTCTGCCTCCAGCGCGGCGACGCGCTCGAGGACCGACACAGCGCGGGTTCCTTCGCTCATCGCTGCATGAAGAAGATGGAGACCGGCGCGGCCATGATCGACAGCACCAGGATGATCGCCACCACGAGGGCGGCGGCGCAGCACAGGCGGCTCATACGTGGGGTCCGCAGATGTCGCGGCTGACCCAGCGCAGGCCGGCCATCGCCGGGTGGTTGCCCGGGGGCACGACCATCAGCAGGCCGACCACGGCGCCGTTCTTGTCGCACGCCGCGTCGATGACCTGCACCTCCACCTCGTCGGGGGTCGGTGCCGGGGGGATGTAGCCGGGGAGGTGTTCGAGCCAGTGGGGGTGCCTCGCGAGAGTGTGGGCGGTGCCGCCGACCAGCACACCGACCAGCGCGGTGACGGCGCCGATGGCCCTCCAGGTGGAGGGCCGCCCGATGATGTGCCACATGATGTGCTCCTTGGTGGGGGGCGATCTCAGCCTTGCGGCAGGGCGTGATACACGGCCACCAGTGCGGCCACGATCACGAGGAAGATCACGATG